TTGACGAAAAATGGCAGTTCGCCTCAACACCTGAACTTGTTGCTTAAGTTCATTTTAAACAACAATTGACCGTTTGTGTCAAAAACAATAACGGATAAAAGGAGTGAAAGTATGCCGAAAACAGCAAAAATCGGTCGGACCTTAAAACTATCATTATTTCTTTCGGGAAAGAGACAGAAAGAATTAGCGATCGATGCTAGTACACCAAATGCAACAGTAAGTGATCATTTTAATGGAGCCAACGTCAATATTGACAAGGCTATCGAGTATCTAGAGGCAATGAAAGAAAATGGGTATCAAGCTACTGATGAATTAACAGGAGACATCAGTTACCAATACTTAGGATTTTTCAAATCAATGGATGGCCAACTGGCAGATGTTAAATCAACGAACGATCTGGAAATATTTCAAGAAATCGAATCAAACGAAAGAAAGGAACGGAAAAAAGTGGTTCAAAGGATCGTAGCTGAATCACAAGTAAGAATGCTGACTGAAATTGAAAAAACAGAGCTGAGGAATTACACTGATGAATTTTTGGATGAAATTATTGTAGAAATGGCAATCGTTTTTTCTATCTTGAAAATTTTGAACGTCACTATCCAAGAGGCTATTAAAGCAAGAATGCCTCACTGGATCAAAAAAAGATATATGAGGGGGTAACCACTGTGAAAATATCTCAAATGAAGAATGTTGTGCCACTTGAGAGAAAAAATGAAGTGGTAGAGGTTGAGTGGAAGAAAGCCAAAGAAATTGCCGATTATCTTGGTATTTCAAGACCAACGCTATCTAAATTAACACATAGGGATGTTGATCCGATTCCTTTTTCAAAACTTAGCGGGATTCTTCAATATGATCTGCAAAAGGTTAAGGAATGGGAAGAACGTAATAGAACTTTTAACTATAAGGAGGCGTAATTATGAAACGTTCAATTAAAGACACTTTGACCGTTACTGTACTTTTATTTTTTTTAGTAGCTTTCACAGCAATCCACATTGTAGCAGGACTTGTATTAGTTTTCTTATGGGGCTTCGCTAATGTTGTTTACGATTTGGCTGCTAAAGATTACCAAGACAAAGAAAAAAGACTTGCTAGCCGACCAAAGCAATAGCAAGTCCATCAAATATTTAGATAAATATCTTTGTCTCCATTTTAAAACAGAAAAGGAGAAATGACAATGAATTCTTTTGAACAAGCGTTAGACGAGTATTTGACAACTCCCGGATGGGGTCAACCAATTTCAGTTGAGGAGATGACAGATGATGAGTAAATCAACTCTTGAAATGACTCATGACGAATGGTTATTAGATCGCCGAAAGGGTATAGGAGGCTCAGATGTCGCTACAATCCTTGGGTTAAACAAATGGAAGTCACCTTATCAATTATGGCTAGAAAAGACTGGTCAAATCGATTTAGAACACACTGAGAGCGAACCAGCGTATTGGGGAAATGTTCTAGAGGAAGTTGTTGCTAAAGAATTTCAAGAACGAACAGGCAAAAAAGTTCGCCGACGAAATCAGGTTTTCGAGCATCCGCTACATCCGTTCCTGCGAGCGAACATCGATCGAGATGTTGTTGGGGAAAATGCTATTTTGGAATGTAAAACAGCAAATGCTTTCCTTGGTAAAGAATGGGAAGGCGAAGAAGTTCCTCTGAGTTATTTGTGTCAGGTTCAACATTACATGAACGTTTTAAATAAAAAATATTGTTACATTGCCGTTTTGGTTGGTGGACAAAAGTTCATTTGGAAACGAGTTGATCGTGATCAAGAATTGATTGACATGATCACCGAACGATTAGTTAGTTTCTGGGAGGAAAATGTTTTAGCTGGCAAAGAACCAGAAATAGATGGTAGCGAAGCAACGTCAGACTTTTTAAAAGATCGGTATTCGGAACTTGATGAAACAGAAACCACATTGCCATCTTCATTTGATGATTTAGTTGACCAAAAAAGGGAACTTAAGAAAGCAAAAAAAGAGATTGAAACGGCTATTCGTAAGGTTGATAACGAGATTATCAATGAGCTTGGGAAACGCAAAGCATGTATTGGTATTGCACAGAGGAACATCATTTCATGGAAATTGGTTTCTATGAAACGCATTAATAGCAAAAAGCTTGCTGAAAAATATCCAGAAGTAGCTAAAGACGAAGAAATCTATAACGTTACTGAATCACGAAGACTTACAGAAAAGGAGATCAAATAATATGGCCACAAATGATGCATTAAAGAACCAGTTAGCAGAGAAAAACACCCAGTTAGTCGATCCTTCGAAATTAGGATTCAAAGCACTGATGAGCACGCCTCAAATGAAGAAGAAGTTCACAGATATCCTTCACGAAAAATCAGATTCATTCATGGGATCACTCATGACACTTGTTGGTGGTGATAATTATCTTTCTCAAGCGGAACCAATGACAATTATTGCATCAGCGCTAAAGGCAGCTACTATGGACCTGCCGATTGATAAGAACCTTGGTTATGCATATGTAGTTCCGTTTAATCGATATGAGAAAAAAGGTAAGAATTGGATCACGCACAACGAAGCCCAATTCATTCTTGGATACAAAGGATATATTCAGCTAGCACAAAGAAGTGGGCAATACAAAGCATTGAATGCTTTGGCAATTTATGAAGGTCAACTAATTGACTGGAATCCGCTGACCGAAGAATTTACCTTTGATTATAAAGGTAAGGTATCCGATGAAGTTATAGGTTATGTAGGATTCTTTGAATTACTGAACGGCTTTAAAAAGACAGTTTACTGGACCAAGCAAGAAATTGAGAGTCATCGTATTAAGAATTCAAAAAATAAGGACAAAGAGAAATTAAGCGGGGCATGGGTTGATAATTACGATTCAATGGCCATTAAGACTGTACTGCGAAATCTTTTGTCAAAATGGGGATTACTTTCAGTTGAAATGCAAACAGCAATCACTTCAGATGAGAAAGTCTTTCGAGTGGACGAAAACAACGATTTAATTGAAGAAACTGATCTATCGGATATGGAGCCGATGCCGCAGGATCTTAAAGAAGCAGAAAAAGTTGTTGATGATCCGGCAACAGATGAAGGACAAGAATCATTGTTTGATACATCAAATCCACCACTAAACCAATAATGAGGGAGTTAAACTCCCTCTGATTAGGAGGAATAAGCGTGGCAAGACCAACGAAGAAAGGTCTTGATTATTTTCCTCTGGATGTCGATTTTTTATCAGATTTAAAAGTTCGAAGAATTATTAAAGCATGCGGTAAAGAAGCCGTTCATATACTGGTCGCCCTGCTGGCTAATATTTATCGTGATGAGGGGTATTACGTTTTGTGGGATGACGACCTTGCGTTCTTAGTGGCTGACGAAGTTGGTACGAAGGAGGGCACAGTTGAAGAACTGGTTAGAAAAGCCGTGCAAGTAAAATTCTTTGATAAAGATATTTTTGATAAATACTCCGTATTAACTTCTAAAGGAATTCAAAACAGATACATTCTAGCCACTAAGGAACGTAAAAAAGTTGAGCTTGAATTTAAGTATTTGCTGACAAATGAAGTTAATCGGTCGAATATCTCGATTAATGGGCGGAATAACTCAGTTAATCAGGGGAATAATCAACAAAGTAAAGTAAAGGAAAGTAAAGAAAAGGAAATAAAAGAAGATGCTACAGCGGGCGAGAGTGCGTCCCTTGAAACTTTCCAAAAATTATGGCTTTTTCCAAATGTTGTACAGGTTGAAGATCTGCTTAATCTGGTGAATATCTATGGCGATGAACTTGTAGAAGCTGCCATTAAACTTGCTGGTAGTAAAGACGTCCCTAAGAATCGAGCTATTAGCTTTTTAACAGCATCTTTGCAGGAATGGGCAGATGCTAATGTTAAAACAATCGATCAAGCAAGAGAATATCAGCGAACTAGAGGCGCTAAGAAACAAGGCTATAATCAAAAGCCACTACGTGAGGAAAAACTACCTGATTGGGCTGTAAACGAACAGGGGGAAGAACAGTTATCACCTGAGCGCCAAGCAGAGCTTGATGCAAAACTAGCAGCATATCTAAACAAAACGAAGCATTGAAAGGAGCAGATTGCTTGAAAATTGTCATACCGATCACACCAATGCCTCAATCAAGGCCGAGGTTCACCAAGCATCGTAAGACTCCCTATGAGGAATCAGCGATGAAAGCATACAAAAATGCAGTCAAATACCATGCTATGTCAACAAGGCCGCTGTTAATTGAAAAAGGACCAGTAATTGTTGATGTCTGCTTCTTCGTATATCCACCAGCTTATATCTCAAAAGTAAAGAAAAACAGGACTTTGCTTGAGGACGAGACAATGTACTGCGATAAAAAGCCAGACATTGATAATTATTTTAAAGCAGTGACGGATGCGATAAACGGCATTTTATACAAGGACGACGGTCAGATAGCAGTTAGCATCTGCCGTAAAATTTACAGCTTCAATCCTCGAACAGAAATTGAAATTAATCCACTTTAGGAGGGACCATCAATGAGAAGCAGAAGCATTAAAGCGCCATTCGAAGATTTTGGAGAATATGAATCAGCAAATGTTCAAGAAAAAGGATCTGTAAAAGTTGGTGAAAGCTACATTTGCACTCCGGGAAGACCTTTTTCAGGTCAGATAAGAGCGCAAGTAAGTCGTATATACAAGAATTCAGCACGAGTAAGAATCCTCAGCTGTATTGAAGAAAAAGATGATGAAATACAACGAAATCTTAACGATGTGACTGTAGTAAGTCTTAAGAAAATCCACGAAGTCTGCTAGAAGCGAGGTGGACTTACTTGCAAGAAAAATTGATCAACAGGACATTACTTGAACTACAGGACCATTTAAGCGCAGATCAACTGAGACGGCTAAAAGATGTTTTAACAATTGAGTGTTCAAAATATCTAATTACTGAACAGAAAAATGAGGTTGCGATATACGATGAAACATCTGATATCGCTGCATATAAGCAATTCTTCGTTTCCAAGAAGCTGCAGGGGCTTTCAAGCGGAACTTTGAATCTTTACATGCAGACAATCAATCTCTTCATGAGAAGCGTTAGAAAGCCATTCAGTGATGTCACTACGAACGACATTCGATTGTTTATTGCCAACAGGGAAATGAGCGATAGGGTTAGCAAAGGCACTCTTTCAAGGGAACGGGGTTGTATTGTCCGATTCTTCAAGTGGTTATGCAACGAAGAATATATTGCAAAAGATCCTGGAACAAGAGTAGAGAATATCAAAGTACCAAAACGAAAGAAACAGGAATTCAGCGAGTTAGAAGTTGAAAAGCTGCGATCAGCAACAGCAAATTCTAAAGAAGCGCTAGTAATAGAATTGCTGCTAAGTACCGGGTGTCGAGTCTCAGAATTAGTTTCTCTCAATTTTCGTGATTACGATCAAGAAAATGACTCAATCACAGTGATTGGTAAAGGCAATAAGCAGCGAACGCTATACTTGAATGCAAAAGCGAAGATGGCGTTAAATCATTATCTGAAAGACGTGCCACATATCACTGGACCATTGTTCTTTGGACAGACATTGGGCAAGGAAATGACATCAGCAGGAGTTCAGAAGCTAGTAAAGCGTTTGGGCTTTCGAGCAGGTGTGGCAAATGTCCATCCGCATAGATTCAGACGTACTGCAGCCACATTGGCAAGAAGACATGGAATGCCGATTGAGCTAGTGATGAACTTCTTAGGCCATGAAAGCATAGATACAACGTTGAAATATTCGATGATTGGCGACGAGGAACTCAAGTTGTCGCATCAAAAATTTGTTAGTTAAGAATCGGAAGAAGGAGATTATTTCATGGGAGATATGGCTGAATACTAGAAAGATGTGAAGCCTTACCTGAAAGAGCGTAGAACGCAGCACGTTAATCGCATGGGTAACTCATCATTAAAAAATGTTGCAGCTTTAGGTTTTGAATTTAAGCATTATCCAAATAATCATCAATTTGCGATCAATACGCCGAAAGGCACGATTGATTATTGGGGAACAACTGGTACTTGGATAGATCGTAAAACGAAAAGACGTGGCAAAGGACTGCATAGTTTAAGGAAATACGTTAGCGGCAGTTAGTCAGTAATCGGAAGAAATAGCAAACTAGGAGGAAAATAAAATGGTACTACAAAAACCAGTTTACAAAGTTAAAGAAGAATGTGATTTAAATCGTCTGTATAAAGAAAGAAAAGTGGCTAACGCAG